ATCGCTGTAGCCTGCGGCAATAGAACAGAGGCCAGTGAGATGCAATTAATAAACGCACCATCGCCTATCGTTTTTACCGTCTGCGGAGCAATCAGCGACACGATGCCGCTCTCCCGAAACGCATCCGCCCCGATAGCCGTGACCGGAACGCCGCCGATCTCCCACGGGATCACGACATTCTCGCGGCCCTCCGCCCAGTTGAACGCCGTGATGGTTCCAGCCCCGTCGAAAACAAACCACTCAGCCGGACTCTCGACGATATCCGGCGAGCCGTAGTGGTACGCCCGCAGCGCGGCAAGATCCGCCTCGGCGGTTAATGCACCAATCTGCGGCGCCGTTACGCCGTGTGGGTTGTCAGTGCGGTTGATATGCGCGGCAGCAGCGGCGACCTGCTGCGTGGTCGCAAAAACCGCAAGATCTGACTCCCATGCGACAGTAGCAACCTGAGAAGTGACCACAGAGACGGTCGTGTTCGTCCCGTATACCATGTATACCGGGTCTGACCACGTAGGGGATAAATCGTCGCGGCCTAACAGAACGCGAACAGAATTCGTCGCAGAAGCACTTTGATAATTCGAGTACCAACTTGCGCTGGACTCTTCCGCAGGACTTGAAAAATGGACCTCGTGAGGCGATGCGCTTCCAGTCCGGTAGTAGTACCAGACAACCATTGGCTGTGTTGACCCTGCCGGGTAGTTCGTGATGAATTGGGTGAAGCTTAACGCGCTGTCTGTCCAGAGCGGGTAGGGTACTCCGGGCCACTGGTTTGTACTCGGCTGGATGATCTCTCCACAGATCGAAATAGGGGTTTCGATGATGACGGACCAACCTGTAAACGTGTTCGTAACGGTGTTGATGCGCCACACGCCGCCGGTCGCGTCGATCCACTGCGAGCCGTCGAGGGTGGTAATGCGGTCGCGCGGGATCGCCGCCGCCGCCTCGGCTGTGAGCGCTCCGATCTGTGCCGCCGTGATCTCCACCGCGCCGGTCAGGCCGTTCACCGACACGACGGACTGCGGCGGGGCGGAGGTCACAACCACGCTGTTGCGGTTGAGGTCTCCGAACCGCGCAGTCTGCCCGAATGACAGCCACGCCGCGCATACCATAAATGCAGTAAGTGTCACGCGCTTCATCACACAATCTCCTTTAACGCCGCCGTCAGAGCCGCGACCTGATCGAACATCTTGTCCGATTTAGCCGTCTCACCGTCAAATTCCGGCAGCGCGGCGAACGCTGATATGGCCGCGTTTGTCAGGCCGTGACCGGGGTCGCCTTTCTCGCCCTTGTCGCCTTTGTCGCCCTTGTCGCCTTTGTCGCCTTTCGCTCCGGTGTCGCCCTTCGCTCCGCGATCCCCGGTGTCGCCTTTCGCTCCGGTGTCGCCCTTCGCTCCACGGTCGCCTTTGTCACCCTTGTCTCCACGGTCGCCTTTGTCACCCTTGGGGCCGGTCGCCCCGGTGTACCCGGTCTCGCCCCTGTCTCCCTTGGGGCCTGTCGCCCCGGTGTCGCCCTTGTCGCCTTTGTCGCCTTTGTCGCCTTTCGGCCCTGTCGCACCTTTCAGGTCTCCCAGCGCGACGAGGTTTGTCCACTCGTCGTCTCCATCGACCTGCCACTGGATATAGTTGCCGCTCACACGCAATTTGGCGTTTTTCCCGTCCGCGCCGTCCGCGCCGGTCATGGAAACAACGGCTCCGGTGTCCAATACCACGACCGGGGACCAGTTCACGGCAAGCTGCCCGTGCCCGACCGTTCCGCTTGAGTCGGTCAGCCAAGCGGAGAAGCCGATGCTCTCGCCGCAGCATCCGCTGAATGCGTCGGCCAGCGTCTGCCCGTTCAGCGATAGCGTGGTCTCGCCGTCTGCGGTCACGCTCTGCGCGAGGCCGGCTCCTTTGTGGCAGGCCGTGACGGAGAGCACAGGATTCTCCAGCTCAGCCGCCTCGCCAGCGAACTCAACGGCGTATTCAGCGCCGAGGAAGACGCGGATGTCGAACGTCAGCCGATGGTTTACCAGTGTCACCGTCAATGTCTTCACCGTAAAACCGCCTTTCATAGAATGCCGTACGGGATCACGTTCACGCGCCGACCGCTCGTGCGGTCTCCAGGACCGTTCTTGTCGGACACAATGCCGTCAAGCGATGCCTCGCTGAGTCCTGCGTTCCAGTTGGCCATCTCGACCTGCGCCAACCCGGCGTCGCTCCACGCCTTGCCGGTCTGCCCTAGAAGCGGATACAGTGCGCCGCTCACGATCACAGGCCCGTACTTCTTCATCAGCGTTGACGGGGCCACCTCTCCTCCGTCGTCTGGAACGATGGAGCACACGGCCTTCACAACGTCCGTGCCCCTGTCGGAAATGCCGCTCCTGACCTCAAGAATAAGGCCGCGGCATCCGGTGTCCCTCACAAACCAGTTCATGCCGTCGTTATCAAGCTGCACGTCGTTGACGTACACGCTGAACACGCTCTTGATGTGGCACGCGGCCTGGGCGCAAAGCCTGTAGCGGTGGACGGTCTCTTGTCCAGCCGTCTCTATCGCACCGCAGTCGGAGCACTCGGAGCAGTCTTTCAGGAATCCGGTCAGCTTTTCGCGCCACACCTCGGTCTGGTCGCAGAATTGACGCCACGCCTCGCAAAGCGACATCCGCACGGCGAGGTCGGAACATCCGGGCAGTCTCCAGATCATGCGGTCGGCGAGCAGCGTCACCGCGCTCACGTCCCACCATGAGCCTGCCGCCGCCGTCAGCGGTTTGTTGGTCGCCTGTGTCTCGCTCATGTCACCGCAAGCCTTTCAAACTTGGCCATGTGCTCAGCCGCCAGCGCGGCGTTGGCCGTGTCGGACTGGTCGTGCTCGTAGCACCGCGAAGCAGCGAACGCGCACAATGCCGCGTTCCACTTGGGGTCGGTGTAAAGCTCTGTAGCCCGCGCGGCGGTCACGTCCGCGTCTTCCATGTCCTCGGGCGTCATCCCGGTCGGACGCTCCCAGTCGAACAGCGAAACGCCGAAATACCGTGACTCCGGGCGGATCTCGCGCAGGCGCTCCACACCTTCGCACAGTGCGGTCAGCACAAAGCCGGCCCCGAACCTGTACGGCTCGTGGTGGTCTCCGACGATGTATCGCACCCGCATCTCTATCTCGCCCAAAGTCACGGCACACCCCCTCTTATCCGACAGCGCCGGTCAGCGCGTCGATGATCTGGGATTTGTTCAGGCCCTCCACGTCCCTACCCGCCTTCGCGGCAAGGGTACGCAGTTCGTTAACCTTCATCGCGGCCAGCTCGCCCTTGGCGGGCAAGCCCGCGACGGTCTCGACTTCCGTGACCGGACCCTCTGCAACGGTCTTGGAGGGAACGTCGATCTTGACGCCCTCGTCATCCGTCACAATCGGGTCGGGCTTGGGAAGCTCGGACTTGCGCACGTTCTCCGGGCGCAGCCGCGCTATCTCCTCGGGCGTACGGGCGCGGTTCTTGAGCGCCACGATCACCTGCCGCACCGTCAGCTTGCCGTCCGACAACGCTTTCACGGTGTCGGGGTGAAGCACGAAGTACGAGGGGTTCTTTGCCACCTCCGCCGTGGCGAACACGAGCCGCCCGTCGTTGATGTTGATCGCGTATTTCACGTCAGCCATTCCGGTTCCTCCTTACTCAGCGAACGGGACGCCGAACACGTAGCCGGCGATCTCGATGGCGAACTCGCCGTCCGAGATGTCAGCGTCGGGAGTGATGGTCATGTAGCACTCCTCTGTCAGGACGCCGGGGGCGTTCGCCGTGACGGTCGTGGCCTTGACCGCGTCAAGCTTAAGCGCGGAGTCAACGGCCCACACGCTCGAATCGTCCGAGGTCTTCTTGATCGCGATGTTGATGTTGCCCGCCGTCGCCGCAGTGCCCACCGTGATGACAACCTGCTTGGGATCGAAACCCTTGGGCAGCTTGCCGACCGTGTACGCGGTTCCGTTTACCATCTTGCACTCCGCAAGCGGAGTGAACTTGCCGCGCCACGCGGGGCCGGCCCAACTGGCGTTCTTTGCGTCCAGCCCGGTGGCCGGATATTTTTCAGCGAAAGTCATTTCCTTTTCTCCTTTTTGAAGCTCCCCCGCCCGGTTTTAAAGGCCGGGCTGGGGACGCCGTTGTTTAGCCGATGGCCACGATGCCCGTCGCCAGGCGTTCGGGGTAGCGGACGAACCACTCGTAATCCCAGAACGCGCGGTTGAAGGTGCCGCGCACGTTGATGTCCTTCAGCCCGACCTCGATCTCGGACGTGTCTCCGAAATACGTGACCGCGCTGTTGTCGCCAGCCAGGCACACGTACCGCGTGGGCTGCGCCCCTGCGCCATCGACCTTTGGGATCACGGGCGTCAGGTTGCTGACGTAGACATGGGCGCCGCCAAGGTCTCCGATGTAGCGGATGTCCTTGCGGACGAGCGAGATGTCGTCCCCGGCAAGGTCGGCCTGCTTGAGTTCGGATGTCTGGATGCGGTCGGCCACCACCGTCGGAACGATGATCCACGGTGTCAGGTTCTCGCCGCCGGGCTGCTCGCGCAGCGTGTTGACGAGGTGGCACATGTAGTCTGGAGCGGCTTCCTTGTGCGTCTGCCCCGAGGCGGTCGCGTCCGCGCCGGTCTTGTAGATGTAGGTAGGCGTGGTCGCCGCGCCCAGATCGTACGAGCCGGAGATGTAGCCAGCCGTGTTGCCCTGGTTCTCGGTCGCGCACTTCGCGTAGATGTCCGCGTAGTACTCGCGCTCAAGCTCGGGCAGCCTCTGCGTCTTGCCGAAGGTCATGAACTGACCCGCCAAGTCGCCGATGGCGCTGAACTTCTGCTCCTCGCGCTCGATCACGAACGCGATGTACGCCTGACGCCCGACAGAGAACTTCTCGGTCGTGCCGTTGACGTGCTGGTAGTTGATCGGGTCGCCCTGCTTGCGCTGGCGAGTCGCCACCAGAGGTTCGATGGGAATCTCCAGCGTCGTTCCCTGCCCCACGAACTCACCGGAGAACTCGTCGTTGGTGATGCGCGACAGGATGGTGTTGTGCAGCAAGCGCCGCTTGAAAACGGGCTTGAATTTAACCGGGTCGAAACCCAGCCGGCTGGTGCCGTTGATGCCAGTAGCCATTTTGATCGTCCCTTCACGGGACGCGGCCAGATAACCCTACCTGACCCGTCCCTGATTGAGGGCCTCGAACAGTTCGGCGTCGATGCGGTCGTACTCCTTCTTGTCGATGAGTCCGCGCGCGAGATCGCGCTGTATGCGCCTGTTCTCCGCCTCGAACTCCGACTGGGTATAGACCTTGCCCTGAACCGAGCCTGCCTGGCCCTCTCCTCCACCCGCTGCGATGAAAGGCTCCGCGACGGCGGATGGGTTTCCGCGCGGTGCCGGGACGCCGGCCTCGTTGTAGAACCGTGAAATGAGGACGCCCAAAGCGGCCATGTTGCCGCTCCCGTAGGCGTTGGCCACGCTCGGCCCGTCCACAGAGAGGAATTTCCGCCATGCCGATTCGAGCTTGCCGCCCGCATCGACAGCCTGCCGGAAGCCGGGGAACGCCGCGTCGATCTTGTAGTCGATCATCTCGCCGCGAATCCGGTCGATGTCGGCCCGCGTGCGGGAATCCCTCTCAAGGAACTCCTGCCTCACCGGGTCGGTGACGTGCCTTGCGATGTGCTCCGCAGCCTGCGCGGTCTCGTCTGAAACCGCCTCGCGAAGCTCTTCCGGCAGCGCGTCGTGCGCCTTCGCGCTTCTGACCTTCGCAAGCTCTTCCTCAAGCTCCCTGTTCCGCTGGGCAAGGCTCTTCACCCTCCCCTGCTCGACACGGGCCTTGTTAAGCTCCCGCTCGGCCTCTTCCGCGCGCTTGCGCCAATCGACGCTTTCGCCGCCGCCGCCGCCGACGCCGGGAATGCCCGCCGCCGACACCGCCTCTTTTCCTGTGGCCTCTTTGTTCTCTTCGCTCATGGTCTTGCCTCGTCCCTCACTGAGCCCCTCGCCAAAGGGGAGTCTGTGCCGCGCGTCCCGGAGCCCCAGCCGGAGGAATCCGCCGCGCATGTTTCCTCACACGGATCATCCTGGAGCCGCGTCCGCAAGGGAAACGTCCTTGGGAAGCGCGTTGGCGTTTGCGCCTCCCGATGACTGTGCCCCTGCCAGCGTCTCGATGACCCACCTCACTCCCTCCGCCTGTCCGATGAACTGGCGGAGTAAATCGTTCGTCTGCGCCTTGCCCGCGTTCACGCATACCCGCTCCCACTCGGCGAGCAGGCTGTTGCAGAACACCTTGCCGTCATCCGTCGCCATGACCGCTGCGGCGGCGCGCCTCAACGTGTCGTCTCTCTGGAAGCCATGCGTCATGCCGCACCTGCCCTTTCAGCGACAGCCCCCTGCACCATCGGCGCGGACGGCGCGGGGGCTCCGGTCATGCCGTTCGCGTCTGGCTGCACGGGAGGCATACCGCCGGCCTGTCCGTGCGGCCCCTGCCCCTGCCCCTGCGCCTGCGCCAATCCGCTCTCGATCTCCGCAAGCTGCCGGATCTTGTTCAGAAGCTCGGCGTCCTCAAGCTGCGCGTCGCTCGGCATGAAGTCAGGTATCCCCATGCCCTCCGAAACCTTGCGCAGGATGACCGCCACCGCCTTCGGGCCGACAAGCTGGAACAGAATCGGGTTCCCGGCCACCATCCCGAGAAACTGCACCTGCGTCTCTTTCTCCTGCTCACGCAGAACGCGCCCCATCACCCCGCGCGCCATGATCTGAGCGTCGCCCTTGATGAACGGGTCGGGGTCGAAGTGCATGTTATACTCGTAAAGCATCGTCAGGATGTTCTCGATGACCTCTTTGTCCGTCTGCCCGATGACCATCTTCATCCCGCGCATAGCGGCCTCGGTCAGCATCTTGAGGCCTGTGGCGGTACGCGCCACGCCGCTCGCGGAGGAAGCCCCGCCGTAGGTGTAGGCCGGGATTCCCGTATCATCGTCGGCCATGATCTTCGAGCGATCCATCGCGGCAAGGATCTCCGCGATGTGCGAGGCGATGTCCACCGTTCCGATGGGAGGCCCGCCGGCCACACCAAGCCCGGAACCGCGCAAGGCCCAGAACTTTCCGGCCTTGATGTCCAGCGCTCCCGGACCCTTGTCCAGCAGGCTCGTGAAGTCACGCGCATAGAACATGGGGAGCGCCGTCATGCCCATGTTGACCTTTAGCCAGTACAGGCAGGAGTCCTGAAGGCTCTGCGCCGGAACGCACCGGTCGGCGATGGACTTGCCCCAGAAACTCCCCGGCACGTCGTAGAACACGCCTTTTGAAACCGGTATGCGCATGTCTTTCGACACGCGGCAGAAAACAACCTTGTCGGCAACGGTCACGGCCTCGACCATGTAGAATGCGTCCGGCTTGACCTTCTCGCCGGACTTCTGCGCCGCGCCGTTCTTCAGCAGGACGCTCCCGCGCATGAAGGCGTACAGCTTGAGCCCGTCGTACATCCACCCGTCTCCGCAGAAAACGCCCTCGCCGCCGTTTCCTTCAAGACGCCTTCGCTCGGATTCCAGCCCGTCCCGCGTCTCGCGCCAGCCTTTCGGATGGTCTGCAAGTATCCTCTTGACGCAGGGTATGTCCCACCCGGCAACGCTCCCGCCCTTGCCGTCGGCGCTCTCGGCGAAAGCGGCAAGCTCTGGGCCTGTGTACCGCATGGCGATCACGATAGGGGAGTCGCCGATCTTATTGGACTCGGGGGCCGGGTACACGTCCCACGGGCTCGCCGAGCGGAACCGGAGCACCTTCCTTGCCTCGCGCGCGTATGTCACCGTGCCGAGTTTGGATCTCTTCGCCGTCAGCCTCGGCTCAACAACCTCGACAGGCCCCTCGATAAGCCCAGTCCCGTAAGTAACGATGTCGTTCACGTACCCGGCCTTGGCCTCGCGGAACCCGCCCTCCTCCAACTGGTCGCGTATCTTGCGCTCCATGCGCGCCACGCGCTCCTTTGCGAAAACCCTCTCGGCGGTCAGCCGGTCTCCGTACCGCTTGTCCACCTCAGCCATGATGAGCCGCTGGTCTGGCTCCGCGCCGGTTGAGACCACGGCAAGCATCACGGACTTCATCATGTCTGCGAAAATGGCGGCGGCATCCTCCTCGGGGATCTCTGGAACCGGCGTAGCGTCTAAGGTGAACTCGTCGTTAGGCCCGTTAACGTACACCTCGTCCAGTTGAGCCTTGGCGGAGTTGCACTTGACATCCGTGATCTGGCTCGCCAAGTCCTCGTCCATCCCCGCCGCGCGCAGCGCCGCCTTCGATCTCTCGTCACGCTCGCCGCGCCGCGCCCGCAGCGCCCTCAGCCACCTCGCCTCGACGCCGGAACTCACGCGATGCTGCGAGGCCCTTGAGTAAATGTCGCGAATGGCACGCGCGAGCGTACCGTCAGGCGCAAGGGAACGCGGCGCTTCCGCACCCGGTTCCTTAGCGACACTGTTTTTGACATCTCCAACGCCGGCAAGCATCTTTCCGACCTCCCGTTATCCCAAACTTACGACAGACCTCCGACTATCACGAAATCCGCGTTACATCGCCACACTGAAACGAGACTCGGGCAGGCGGTTCCCGAGAAGCAGGTTCCCGCCGCTACCGCCGTCAATAAGACCCCCGCTGTACCGGTTACCCCTCAGCAGGCTCCACACGCCGTACTGGAAGGCGTCCTGGATGTGCGTGTAGAAGCTGCTCTTGTCTGGCCCCGGCGCGTAACGCTCCTCTCCCAGCACGCCGCCCGCCATCTTCTTGTAGCAGTAGCCGCCGTTGAACCCGTTGCGCAGAACCTTGCACCGCTCGCCGACAACCACCGCCGGCTTGCCGTCGCGCACACCGCGCAGAAGCTCTTTCACGCAGTTCGACCGCAGAACGAAGCTGTTACCCGCCACGTCGCACGGCCAGCACTCGATCCCGCAGGCGTTCACCATCTCTATCGCGCTCACGGAGTCCACCTCGTTCGGGTTCGCCCCGGCAGGATCGGCGAAACACACGAGCCTCGTGCCGCAACCCCATCCGTACCGCTCGACCAGAACAGGGATAAGAAGCTCCTCGCAGAACTGTCGTATCCCCATGTCCTCGCTCACGACCTCCTCCAGACACCGCACCTGACCGTCACGCCCCATCTGCAGCAGCACCGCCGCCGGCGTGCGCCCGAAGTCCAGGCCCGCCACCAGCAGCCGCCCCTTCTCGAACCTCACCTCACCGGGCCTGTAGTGCCATCCGTCTTTCCACTCCGGGTATATCGGAAGCCCGGCCACGCTCAGACCGTACTCGTTCAGAACCTGCGTGCGGATGTCGTCCTCGTCCTTCGTCCTCACCATGTTCAGCCAGTACGCGAACCCCTCGTTGTGGTTCTCAACGTTCTCGGCCGGCCACACGCCGTCACGCTGCCCGATGTTCGGCGTGTACTTCCACCCCTTCACCCCGTCGCCGCGCTCGATCCATTCCCGCAGCAGGGCCGGAGGCTGCGTGAAGTATTCCTCGTTCTCGTCCCTTATGTCCTCGCTGCGACGCTTCCACCAGTTGCTCTCGTGCGGGCTGTTCGTGTCCATCAGCAAGCCAAGCCTCGGGTATTTCTTCCCGCCGCACGCCCTCGGATAACGCCCCAGGCGCTCGTACACCGTGGAATGCACCTTCCAAGGTATCTGCGTCGCCTCGTTCCCCCACGCACCGCTAAGCTCAAGTGACTTCAGCTTCTTGATGTCCTCATCCGTCTCAAGCCCCATCATCACCAGATGAATCACAACCTCGGTCCCGTCACCGCTCGGATGCGCACACCGGTACTCCCCGGTCATCGGGCTGTCGTATTTCATCAGCGTCTCGGGAAACCACTCCAGCCACGTCTGCAACGTCGTCAGCTCTAAGTCCACCGCGTGCCGCCTGTAGAACAGCCACTTGCTCTCACGCTTACCTTCCGCGTTCGCTTCCTGACCGCAAGACCGCAGAAACACCTCCAGACAGCACGCCACGCTCTTGCCGCTGCCAACAGGACCCCTTATCCCCTTGATCTTCTTCCCGCTCAAGTGGAACAGCCTGCACGTCGCGCTCGGCGTGTATTCCCGCTTCTTGAACTCTCGCCGCTCAATAGCCATAAATCACCCAGCGCCTGTCGCGTACGTTTTCACGCTTCACTTCGCCCAGCATCATCTCGTGCGTCCAGTCAATTCCGTAAAAAACGAGGGGACATTCAGCGAAGAGCCGACACACACATGGAGACCACCCTATATGCGGGCGGGCGTGCCCCACCCCGGCACCCGGTC